TAATGCTGATGGCGTGGCATGGAGCGGTCTGACATCGGTCTCTATGAAACCGGTAGGCGGGAAACCCAAAGGCTACTACATCGATGGCGTGAAGTATCTCAACCTTGCTCTGGCAGAAGAGTTCGAAGGAACCATCGAGGCCTACACGTATCCGGATGAGTTTGCTGTGTGCGATGGTACAGCTCGAGTTCACTCGGGTTTGTTCATCACACAGCAAGCCCGCAAATCGTTCGGCTTTTCATATCGAACCCGTGTCGGTAATGACATCGATCCGGACTACGCTTACAAGATCCACCTGGTCTACAACGCTTTGGCCACCCCGTCAGAGCGTCAGTACAACAGCATTGGTGATAATGCTGAGACCATGGATCTCAGTTGGGATATTTCCACTCTCCCTCCTGAGACCACAGGCTACCGTCGTAGCGCTCATTTGGTGATTGACACTCGTTCAGCAAATCCTAGTGCGATCGCTGATGTGGAAGCGGTGTTATACGGAGATACAGAAGCAGCAGCCCGGCTCCCGACTTTGGATGAGCTGGTCACCATCTTCGACGCATATGCCGTGCTATCAGTGACCGCAGTCGACGCGGATACATACACCATCGATGGACCAGATGACGCCATCGTTTCTGTCGACGCTGATACCTACACTATTACTTGGCCATCCGTAAACGCTGTGGATGCCGAGACCTACACCATCAGCTCGTTGTAAGAGAGGAGGTCGAATGGCTACTGTTACCGTAAAGACTGCTGCATTCACTGAAGCTGCGCTTGACGAAGGCGTTGTCGACGGTGCATTTGATCTGTCGGGTCATCTGATCCTGACGACGCGTGGCGGTACGGATATCGATGCAGGGTCGCCTTCTTTCTCTGTGCCCGACGCTAGTACCACGGTCAAGGGCATCGTCGAGCTGGCAACCACTGCTGAGACTTCTGCAGGTACCGACGCGGTTCGAGCAGTGACGCCTGCAGGCTTGGCAGGCGCTATTTCGGACGTGGTCCCCGATGCCAGTACTACCGTCGAGGGCAAGGTCGAACTTGCGACCAACACCGAAGCAGTAACAGGAACCGACACCGTCCGAGCAGTTACGCCGGCAGGTCTCAATGCCGCATTAGTTGCATACATTGCGGCAACGGTTCTGAACGATTTGTCCGACGTAGTGATCAGTTCACCGGCGGCCGGACACACGCTGCAACATAACGGCACCAACTGGGTGAACGGCGTCATGACTACCCAGGAGAGCGAACAGGTTGCGACTGCGACGCTGACATCGACGTCCTATACATCTTCGCTCACCAGTGGTACCAGTCCTGGTCTCACATTCAAGGCTCCGCCCTCGGGTAAAGTTCTGATCCATTGGTCGTCATATTTGACGCACACAGTGGCTAACGGATTTACCTATATGAGCTTCGATCTGAAGACGGGAACGTCGATCGGATCAGGCACCTCGGTTGTCGCCGCGTCAGACACCAACGCCATCACGAATCGTCCCTCTGGCGCAGGCAGCGTAGACGACGCGCAGTTCGGTTCGACCAAGTTGATCACCGGTTTGACGCCAGGAAACGACTACAACGTCATCGGCATGTTCAAGATCATCACTGCCGGTACCGGCACGACTCTGAACCGTCGGATCATCGTCCAGCCCGTCATGTAAGGGGAAACGGACGGAGCCGTCGTGATCAGATTAGTCGTCAAAGGATCAACTGAGCGTACAGAAAAATTCCTCCGCAGCATTGTTAACGCGGATATGTTCCGTGGAGTTGAACGAATCGCTAACGAAGGCGTATCCGCTTTAGCATCCGCAACTCCTATGGAGTCTGGACTGGCAGCGAATTCTTGGGGTGTAGAAATTGTTAATTCCAAGGATTCTCTGACCATCACCTGGACCAATAGCGACGTAGAAAATGGTTTCCCTGTAGCCATCATGCTCCAGTACGGCCATGGAACAGGTACAGGCGGCTACGTTCGGGGTGTGGATTACATCAATCCTGCGATCAGGCCGATATTTGACCGAATCGCCAACGAGGTATGGAAGGTGGTGACCTCCGCATGAGCGTATCCATTGACAAACGCGTCGTAGAGATGCAGTTTGACAACGACGAGTTTCAGACTCGCGCTGCGGCTACTCTGAAGTCTCTTGACGCGCTGAACAAGGGATTGAAGCTTGACGGGGCCACTAAGGGCCTTCAAGACCTCGGAGCAGCATCCAAGAACGTCGATGTTTCACACATCGCGAACGGCGTGCAAGCTCTTGCCGACAAGTTCAAAGCAATGTCGGTTATTGGCATTACGGCTCTGGTTTCCATCGCTCATCAGGCCATCGCAACAGGAGCACAGCTAGTCAAGTCGTTGACTATCGCTCCTGTCAGTGCTGGTTTCCACGAGTATGAGACGAATCTCAACTCGATCCAGACGATTTTGGCGAATACCGGTCTCGAGGGTGCGGCTGGTCTGAAAAGAGTAACGGCGGCTCTTGATGAGTTGAACCATTACTCTGATCAGACCATCTATAACTTTTCTGAGATGGCTCGCAATATTGGTACGTTCACTGCGGCTGGTGTCAAACTGGACGTGGCGACCGCAGCCATCAAGGGTATTGCCAACCTTGCTGCGATATCAGGGTCCAACGCGGAACAAGCATCTGCGGCGATGTATCAGCTCTCTCAGGCCCTCGCCGCCGGAAAGCTGAGTCTGATCGACTGGAACTCGGTCGTCAATGCTGGACTCGGCGGCAAGGTTTTCCAGGACGCTCTTGTCGAGACCGCACGTGTACATGGCGTCGCGATCGACAAGATGATCAAAGACGCGGGTTCGTTCCGTGCATCTTTGGAAAAGGGTTGGATCACCTCCGATATTCTGACGGAGACCTTGCAGAAGTTCACGGGCGACCTGAATGCCCAACAACTGAAGCAAATGGGTTACACCGATCAGCAGATCGCGGGGATTCTCAAGCTCGGCAAAACTGCCCAAGATGCGGCAACCAAGGTCAAGACGTTCTCGCAGTTGGTGGGAACGCTACAGGAAGCCGTCGGCTCTGGCTGGGCCAAGACGTTCCAGATCATATTTGGCGACTTCGATGAGGCCCGGGTTCTCTTCACCGGAATCAACGATGTCATTGGCGGCTTCATCAACAAGTCCGCTGATGCTCGCAACAAGGTGTTGGCTGACTGGAAGGAACTGGGCGGGCGTACAGTCCTCCTGGAGGCCATCCGGAACGTTTTCCAGGCCATCATTGCGGTTGTCACGCCGATCAAGGACGCATTCCGTGAGTTCTTCCCAGCAGCGACAGGGAAGCGCCTATACGACATCACTGTTGCGCTCAGAGACTTCACGGAAAAACTGAAGATCGGTGCAGATGCGAGCTACAACCTCCGTCGAACATTTGATGGTGTATTTGCCGTTCTGAGTCTGGGTTGGGACATCCTCAAGGAAGGCATCGCGTTCTTCCTGAGGCTATTCGGGGTAGTAACCGAAGGTTCAGGCAGCATTCTGAACTTCACTGGCAACGTCGGCGATTTCCTGGTCTCGCTCGTCGCGGCCATTCGCAAGGGCGATGGCGTTCATCGGTTCTTCCAAGGCCTCGGAGATGTCCTCGAGCCACCCATTCGGCTATTGAAGTCGCTGGGCGAGCTTCTCAGTCACATATTTGACGGATTCGATGGACAAAAAGCCGCGAAGGGAATTACTGGCATCGCGGCCAATTTGTCCCCTCTTGAGAAACTAGGGAAGTTTCTGTCAAATGTCTGGAGTGGGCTGTTCCACATCCTGGACAACGTGCTGGGGATCTTCCATCGCATCTCGGACAACATCACTGATTTCCTGAGTGGTCTGGGCGTCAACGTTTCCAAGAGCCTGCAAGGAATCAACCTTCAGGGCATCATGAGCGTGATCACAGGTGGGGCCTTTGCGTCTTTCCTGTTGACTTTGCGTGGGATGTCAAAGAACGTCGGTGATATTTTCGACAGCATCACTAACAGCCTGGGCGCCATGCAGCACACTCTGCGGGCGGCAACGCTTCTGCAGATTGCGCTTGCTATCGGCGTCTTGGCCACTGCGGTTGTCCTGCTGTCCAAGGTCGATGCGGCACATCTTGCATCATCGATGGCTGCTATCACTGTGATGTTTACGCAGTTGCTGGCTGCCATGCTCATATTTGAGAAGATCTCCGGCTTCAAGGGCTTCGCCAAGATGCCTTTCGTAGCTACATCGATGATTCTTCTCGGCGTAGCCATCAATGTGCTGGCTTTGGCTGTACGTCAATTGGCGACGTTGAATTGGGACGAGCTGGGGCGTGGTTTGACGGGCGTTACCATCCTTCTGGGATTGGTGATTGCTACCGCTGAACTTATGCCGAATCCGGCCGGACTGATCTCAACGGGGGTCGGACTGACCATTCTGGCCGCGGGAATCAATGTTCTCGTGTTGGCTGTCACCAGTCTTGCCGGATTAAGTTGGGAAGAGCTCGCCAAGGGTTTGATCGGCGTAGGCACCTTGTTGGGAGCTTTGACGCTGTTTACGATGTTCGCCAAGGCCAATGCCACGGGTGTCCTGTCCGGAGCCGGGATCATATTGCTGGCTACGGGCATCAAGATTTTGGCAAGCGCAGTAGCGGATATGGCGAAAATGTCCTGGGCTGAGATCGGCCGCGGGATGACCGTTCTTGCTGGGGCTTTGCTGGGTATCGGCTTGGCGTTGTCATTGGTTCCTCCGACCGCCCCGCTTGTCGCTGCGGGATTCTTGATTCTTGCCCCAGCTTTGTTGATCATTGGCGATGCTGTCAAGCAGATGTCAGGATTGTCCTGGGCTGAGATCGGCCGCGGGATGACGGTCCTTGCAGGAGCTCTGGCTGCAATTGGTCTCGCGCTGGCTCTGGTGCCTCCAACAGCGCCATTGACCGCCCTCGGCATTCTGATCGTCGCCAGCTCGTTGGGGATGATCGGTGACGCCATCAAGAGCATGGCTCAGATGGGTTGGGACGAGATCGGCCGTGGACTGACAGTCCTGGCTGCTGCTCTCATCATCATTGGCGCTGCTGTTATCGCCATGACGGGATCACTTACCGGCGCAGCGGCTCTGCTTGTGGTGGCTGCATCATTGGCCATTCTCACGCCCATTCTCCAAGCGCTAGGGCAGATGTCCTGGGAGGAGATCGGTAAAGGCCTGTTGACGTTAGCGGGCGTATTTGTCGTCCTAGGTGTCGCAGGACTGGCGCTGACTGCACTGGTACCAACCTTGATAGGTTTGGGTGTCGCAGTCACGTTGCTTGGAGCCGGCGTGCTGTTAGCTGGGGCAGGGGTCTTCCTGTTTGCCACAGCTTTGACGGCATTGGCCATTGCGGGTGCTGCTGGAACTGTGGCTCTCGTAGCTATGATTGGCGCTCTCGCAGGCCTCATACCCACCGTGCTGAAGCAGCTCGGATTGGGTTTGGTGGCCTTCGCAGAAGTCATTGCGACGTCTGGACCGGCCTTCACCGCGGCCATGGTGGCTGTTCTGATGGCCATCCTGAATGCCATTATCCAACTGACACCCAAGATCATCGAGACAACCTACCAGCTTCTGGGCAAGTTGCTCGATACGTTGGTGAAGTACTCTCCGCACTTGATTGATGCGGGTTTGCAGTTGGTGACGAATATCCTGACGGGTTTCGCGAGGAACATCGGTAAGGTCGTCTCCGCTGCAACAGATCTGATTGTGGCGTTCCTGAAAGCTCTAGGGGCAAATCAGCCTCGAATTATTCAGGCCGGCGTCGATCTGATCATCAACTTTGTCAACGGTCTCGCTGATGCGATTCGCAAGAATTCCGGTCGCATGCAGGAGGCTGGGGGAAACCTCGGTGCAGCCATTATCGAGGGAATTCTCAAGGGCCTTTCGGGGGGCATTGGTCGCATCACTTCTATGGCTGCGGATCTGGCCAAGAAAGCTTTAGGGGCGGCTAAGAACGCACTCGGGATTAGTTCGCCGTCGAAAGAATTCTTCAAGGTCGGTCAATTCTCTGTCGAGGGTATGGCTAACGGTTTGTTGGCCTTTGCCAGCTTGGCAGAAGATTCGGCGTCGGCAGTTGGTTATCGAGCTATCGATGCCATGAAGGACACATTGGCGCAGTTCCCCGATCTGCTTGATGACAATCTGGATATCCGTCCCGTCATCACGCCGGTGCTGGATCTGAGTAACGTTCAAAGTAACGCGGGTCAAATCGGAGCTTTGGTCAACGGTTTCAATGTGACACCGAGTTATCAGAACGCTCTCAACGCTGCCCGTGGTGTTCTTCCGGCCGAGGCAGTTGCCAACGACCAAACATCAACAGGCGTTCCTGCCGTCCAGTTCATCCAACACAACACTTCACCCAAGGCGTTGTCGACAGCCGACATCTATCGGAATACTCGTAACCAACTTTCACGCGCAAGGGGAGGTCTGCCTACGCCATGAGCATTATCAAAGTGGAGGTTCGGACTCCTCTCGGCATGTTGTTGACGCTTCCATTGGAAGACGTTTCTTCTGGTTACGTCATCTCCGATATTCAAGGATT